TGGAGAGCTGGACTCAAATCAGAAGATGGAATTTCTAAAAAAGAAAAACAAATAGAAGATTTGAAGAAAGCTATCTGGTATATTAAACGAGAAATAAAACACCTTTCCAATGGGGAGGAATAATATAAAATGGTATTCAGATTCTCTAAGCTTTTGGGAAAAGATAAATGAAGCTTTCCTAATAGCAGATGAGAATCTGAATTTTGTTTGTAAGGGGAGAGCTACTTATCTATATGATTATGTAGTTGGAATTAAGAAACCAAAATTAGATTCAAAATTTGATTTTGGTAGGCACTTCAATTATACTATCTCAAAGTGGAAATCTTTAGTGGCTAATTATATTTCTAGAGAAGAATTAAATAACCTTGCAATAGAAATCCTGGCAGAGGAAAATAAAAACTCTAGAGGGTATGCTTTAGCTTTGCAATTCCAAAACAATCATGGTCATGGAAAGAATTGTTTATTATCAATGGTATTTTCTAGAAGACCAGGGAAAACAAAACCAAATATATGCGTTTTCTTGAGAGCTTCTGAAATAACTAAAAGGTTGATATGTGATCTTTTATTATTTCAAAGGATAGGGGAATATGTATATAAAGATATTGATTTTACCTTGACTATCCATTTTAACCAAATGTTTAATGATGATACAGTATTACTTATGTATCATGCTCACAAAGATATATTAAACTTTGGAATAAAATCAGAGTTAAGGGATAGATTAAAATATCTATTGAAGTGTAATCCTGATGAAATAAAATACAAAGTTCACAAGAGAGCTTTGAAAGTACTAAGACCAGAGATATTTAAATATCCAGTAACTTTAGCTAAAGATTGCAAGCTATAAACAGTGATGTTCTATCAAAATCTATTTGATATTGCAAATTCAAAAAAAAATGAAACGGCCAAAGTTTAAAGCTAAAGTGGATATTGATTGCAGATATAGTAATACTTTAATATATGGAGTATCTGTTACCACTAATGGTCATCAAACTATGTCTTTTCCTCAAATGTCTTTGGATGAGTTAAAAGAATTGAACGAAGTAATCTCTAAATTTTTAAAAGATGAGAATATATAGCAATGCTTATGAGTTAATGTCAGAAACTGGCAGAAACCTATGGGAAATGGGGGCTGAAGTAAAACCCAAGACCTATCAAAATAAAAGTATAGAAGGTATAGATGACTTCATAACAAAAGAACTTATTTGTGAACAATATTGTTTAACTAAGTTACCAGATGAAGATAATCTATTCATACATACTCATTCTAAAGATTGGGCAGAAGCTGAGTTCCAAGAAAGGTTACAAGATAATGTAAATCCGGGAGAAGCTTGGAAACTTCGTAAAGAAATATGGGAACAGTTCTTGGATATCAATGAAGAATTTGATTATACCTATAGTGAGAGGATTAATAATAAAATAGCTACAGTATCTGAGAATACATTGGATGAAGTTATCCAATTACTAATTAATGACCCAGATACCAGAAAAGCAATTATTCCAATATATGGGCTAGAAGATAGTAATTATCTTGATGGTTCTAGAAGAATCCCTTGCTCAATGTACTATGATTTTTTAATTAGGACTAATGCAAAGGGGGAGAAACAATTAAATATTTGTTATCACCAACGATCATCAGATTTCATAGTTCATTTTGGGAATGATGTATTCTTAGCTTGGAAACTCATGGAATATATAGCTATTCAAGTTGGAGTTAATCCAGGGTATTTATATCATACTATAGATTCTTTACATGTTTATCAGAAGGATTGGGTAAAACTAAAAACTTCTCTTAAAGATTTGTAAGGGATTTTAAATCCAACTCTGAACGGGTTGGTAATAGGGTTAGACTTTTTGGATTGATCACCCAATATCTACCAATATATCGGTCTCAGTATTTGATAGAGAAATAGAATAACCCTATTTTTGATCAGTAAGAAACCCATTGAGATAGTAACTATTTGAAATATTACTGCAGGATATATCAGGTAGGCTGGTAGGGAGGGGAACCTATAAATCCCCATTTAGGGGCCTTTAGCTCAGTTGGTTAGAGCAGTGGACTCATAATCCAAAGGTCACAGGTTCAAGCCCTGTAAGGCCCACAATTATGCCAGGATGGTGGAATAGGTAGACACGAGGGACTTTAACTTTTAGTTTTATGTTTGATAATTACTATGTATATGGTCCTTATGATAATAACCATAGGTTGAGATTGGTTTTAGTGGAAAAAATTACTGGAAAGACAACCAGTATCTCCTATGCTAAATATCTAATGGAAATTCATTTAGGTAGAAAACTTAAACCCAATGAAACCATAGATCATATAGATGGTAATTATAGGAATAACAAAATTACCAACTTAAGAGTTTTAGTAAGAAGTATACATTGTAAACTAGATGTATATAGAATCCAGCCTATTACTATAAAATGTAGGTTATGTGGTAAAACTTTTACTAGAACTAAAAGAGGTAATAGAAGAGGTACCGGTTATTTTTGTTCCAGGGTTTGTTCGGGAAAATATGGCAAACTAATTCAACTGGGGGAAATTAATCCTATCAAAGTAAAAAAGGTTATTCCAGTAAGATATAAGATTAAAAATTTGAGTGCTTTTAAGGAAACTTAAAAAGTAGAATACTGTAAATTCAGGGAAGCCTTCCAAGTAATGTTGATGGTAATCCTGAGCCAAGCCTAAATATAGGAAGGTGCAGAGACTTTACACAGTACACCTAAGGATTTTTATCTACGGTGAAGAGAAAGTCCAGACCACAAACTATTTTTATAGGTAACGAAAGTTATAGTGGTAAGAAAATCCCTTAACCATTGAGGTTGTACGGGTTCGATTCCCGTTCCTGGTACTTTTCGGGATGTAGCACAGTCCGGTTAGTGTACCTGCTTTGGGAGCAGGGGGTCGAAGGTTCGAATCCTTTCATCCCGACCAATTTAAATCTATAACTATGAGGATTCTTGAAAAAGGTGAAGACAAAGTTTATATTAAACGTTGTAGTAATTGTAATTCACTAATAGAATTTGAAAGAACAGAAGTTGCATATAATTTCATTTTTGAAAGGTGCGAAGCTAGTTGCCCATTATGTAAACAAAGAATACTACTCTATTCAAATGATCTTTTACCAAGAAACTCCCAATCATCAATACAAATAGCTGAAGAATGTTTACAAGATACAAAATCATAAGAAGTTTTAAAGAACTAAAACAATTGGTAGAAGCATGTCTCAATACGGGGTATGCTTCTGTCGACTTTGAAACTAATGCAGAGGGGATATATAAGGACACTTTTAAACCCACTATCTTATCAGTATCATTTCAAGTTGGTTCTGGTTGTTCTATTCCTTTACAACATTTTGATGAATCAGTAAAGGAAATACCATGGTTAAAATGGTTACAGTATTTTGGTAGGAGGGTAGTAGAGAATCCCAATATAGTAAAGGTAGCTCAAAACTTCAAGTTTGATAATCAGATATTTGTTAAATATGGTATTTATGTAAGGGGAACTGTAATAGATACTATGTTAGCTAAATATCTGTTAAATGAAGAAAAACCACATGGTTTGAAACCCATGGTAGCTAAGTATTTACCAGAGTTTGCAGACTATGAAAAATATGATAAGTTTGAAACTATGCCTTGGGATAAAAAACCATTGGAACCACTAGCAAGGTATGGTTGTATGGATACTGATTTTACCTTGCGATTAGCTTTATTTTTAGAAAAGAAGTTGATAGATAAGGGTTTTTACAATCTATACAGAAATCTTATCATGCCAGCTAGTAAGGTATTACAGGATGCAGAAACTAATGGCTTACCAATAGATTTATCATTTAATGATTTCCTACAAGATAAGTATTCAAAATTGATTCAAGAAACTAATGATAAATTAAGAAGTGTAAGGCAAATAAAACGATATCAAAAATATAGTCTAGAGCAAAGAAAACAAGTTTATATAGATAAACTAACCCAAGAAATAGAGGAACTATCTGGTGATCCCAAAAAAGTAAAAAGTATAAAAAACAGAGAAGATAAGATATCAAGGATTTTAGCTGGGGAATATAAAACTAATGATGAGAAAAAGTTAATAGAACCCATCAACTTTAATTCAACCAAACAAATGGTTGATTTGTTGTATCTATCCCCAAAGGGATTTAAATTCCCTGTTATAGAATATACAAAAGATAAAAAGAATAAACCAACTAGTAACCCGAGTACTTCTGAAGATACATTGCTCAAAATACTTGATCAAGATAAATCTGGGTTTATTAAAGCATTACTTGATCTTAGGGGTCTGGATAAAATGAACTCAACTTATATAGTTGGATTGAGAGAGTTGGTACAAAGTGATAATAAGGTACATCCCACTTTCCTAATCTCAGGAACCACCAGTGGTCGTTTGTCTTCAAGAAATCCAAATGGACAAAACATTCCAAAAGTAATGGTAAACCCAGATATTAAAAAACAATTTATTCCCCCTCCGGGAAAATTATTCTTAACTTACGACTATTCTCAGGCAGAGCTTCGAATATTAGCTCACTTAGCCAAAGAAGAAACTATGTTGGAATGGTTTAGAACAGGTAAGGATATTCACTTAGCATCAGCCTGTAAGAAGTATCATGAAGATTATGATACTATCTTAAAAATATATGAGGATGAACAACATGAACTATATCCCTTATGGAAGAAGAGGAGAAAGCAAGCAAAAACACTGAATTTTGGGGTATGTTTCTCAGGAGATACAGAGATATTAACCGAAAAGGGTTGGCAAAGATTTGATGTGTTAGATAAAACCTTAAAAGTAGCACAGTATAACCAAGATACTACACAAATATCTTTTGTAACCCCTCAAAAATATATAGAATATCAAGATCAAGAGTTATGGTTACATGAAAGTAAGTGTACAAATATTTGTGCCACTTCTAATCATAGACTTCTTTTTAAGAAATTAAAATATAGACCATATAATGAAATAACTGTTGGAGAAGTTAATGGGTTAAAGGGGTATTCTCCAAGTGCTGGGTTATATAAGGGAAACTATATAGATGATAGATATACCAGATTAATAGCTATAATAGCTTCTGATGGGAATTTCTTTAGGCCTGGGAGATTTAGATTTTGTTTTAAAAAGGAGAGAAAAATAGAGCGATTTGAATGGCTCCTTAACAATCAATTAAATATAAAATATACTAAAAGAGTAACCAAAAGATACACTACTTTTCATATAGATTTAAGGGGCACTGAATATGATGGTATAGTTGAAAAATATTTAAGCCCTAATAAAGACTTATCAATAGATGCTATACACGATTTAAATGGTGGGGTATATCTTGATGAAGCATTTAATTGGGATGGTACCCAAATATATAAAACACATAGCAAAGTATATAAGTTTTCAACCAAATCAGAAACTACTGCAAACATAATGCAGATATTTGGTATATTAAATAATAAACGAATAACACTAACTAAGATACGTAATCTATACAGGATACATTGGAGAGAAAGTGAACATTCAGAAACTTATGTTAATTGGAGTTTTAATAAAGTACCAAATAAACAATCAGTATATTGTGTACAGGTCCCAGATTCCAATATTATAGTTAGAAGAAATGGCAGAGTCTTAATAACCAAGAATTGTTATGAACAGACTGCTGTGAACTTATCTAAAACATTGGAAACTTCACAAGAAGAAGCCCAAAAATTCTTGGATGAGTTTTTTGATACTTTTCCTAAAATCAAAAAATTTATGGATAAACAACACAAATTCATGGAAAAACATGGATATTGTGTTTCATTATTTGGTAGAAGGAGAAGATGTCCCAAGGTATACTCAGATAATTATGGGGAGTATTTGGAAGCATTAAGACAATCTACTAATGCTCCCGTCCAGAGTGCAGCATCAGATATGGCATTATTTGCTTCTATTATAGTATGGGAGCAGATTAAGAAAGGGGAACTTCCACCCATGAAAGAGGTAAATACTGTCCATGACTCTGTATATCAATTCATAGAACCAAGATACATTACTCCTGATACAGTTTATAAACTTTGGGATATATGTCGTAACCCATCAACTAAAGAGTTTTTTGGATTCGAGATAAAGGACGTTAATATGTCGATGGACTTCACAGTAGGTAGGACTATGGCAGAAGAATTACCATATATTCCGGGATATGATTATAATAAGATGTTATCAAGCGATTTTGACATAGATGAATATTATTCAGAACACAAGAAGGTGATGGATATACCAATTGAAAAATATCCAAAGAAATTCAAATCTTATTTTGAAGAATCATGGAGAAAAAGATAAGCGAAATAAGAGATGATATTATCTCTGTCAAGTATAAGGGAAAAATAGTTACCATAAATATAACCAAAGAACTTTCTATAGATGAAAATATAATTAATTCTCAGCTTAAAAATATCCCTTCTAGTTATGCTTTTTTATGTTTACTAAGAGATAACTTAATTAAGAAAAGAGATACTCTAGAAAGGGAAAAAAACATTGCATATAGTAAAGCCTGGTTATTCTATAAGGAATCAGATAATAGGTTAAACAATGATACTGCAAATCATAAAGCAATGGTAAACCCTAAATATCTTTCAATAGAAGAGAGATATTTAAAAGCAGTTCATAAAGCTAATAAGTTAATAAGTATATGTAGAGCTTATGAATCAAGAGAAAGAATCATTCAAACTCTATCAGCAAATATTAGAAAACAATCTTAATAATTAAAGTTATGGATTTAAAACTCAATTTACCTTCAAAACAAGTAGCTGAGAAAATCTCTGTATCATTAGTTGGATCACCTACTGAAAATCGGGTTGTAATTGTTTCACCTAAGGAATCAGATAGGAAAACTTCTAGTGGTTTATATGTACCAGATACTGTAAAAGAGGGAGTACCACGTAAGGGGGTAGTGGTTGGATTTGGACCAATCACTGATGAATATATCACCTATAAACGTATGATTAATACAGGGGATATTATTACTTATGGATTATATGCTGGAAAAGAGTTAGAACCCACCTTTACCAATGAAGAAATAGCTAGAGCGTTTAAGGATCATACTTTTACTATTTTATCATTGAATGAGGTTATATATGTTGAACCTAATAATCAATAACATATCATGGTAAAAGTTGTAAAGAAGAAGAAAAAAAGAGTTTTTGAAGATGAAACTCCCAATAAAGTATTAAGTACTAGGGAGAGAATGCTTCAAAGAAAAAAGAAACTTGAAGAACGTAGTAATGGAGGTGGGGGTATTATATATCCTAAGAAAGGTACTTTAAGAGTACGATTAATGGACCAAGGAGAAGATAAAGAACTTGGTTTAGAGATTATCCAATTTTATTTAAATAAAGAAAAGGGTGGTATAATTTCTCCAGCTACTTTTGATGAGCCTTGTCCATTTATGGAAAAGTATCAAGAGTTAAAAGGTTCTGATGATGAAGATGATCAGGAACTTGCAAAGAGATTAGTTCCACGTAGAAGGTATATAGTAGGAGGTACTTGTTACAAAGATGAGAAAGGAAAAGAAGTTGATCCAGATCGTATTTGTAAACCAATTTTAATCCCAAGATCAGTATATCAGGGTATAACAGATTTATATCTTGATGAAGATGACTGGGGGGATATGACTGACCCAGAAGAAGGTTATGATATTAAAATTACCAGAGCTGGTGAGGGTTTGATGGATACTACTTATACTGTAAATCCTTGTCCAGGGAGAAAACCTCTAGACCCAAAGTATAGAAAGGAAATGGATTTAGAGGAAATTATCCGAGGTCAAATGAAAACCTACGATCAATTAGAGGAATTATTAAATGAGTTCTTAGGTAATTCATTTGATGATGACGAAGATGAAGAGGAAGAAAAACCACGTAAAAAATTAACGAAGAAAAAGAAATACAAGGGTGATATCTAATAAGTTGATACCATCTTAACTAAAACTTAGCCAGGGTGGTATTAGTTACTGCTCTGGCTTTTTAATTGTAAAAAC